CCGACCGCTTTGGAAGAAATTGCACACAGTTCTCAGAAACCATCCCACCTTTCGATTGATCGGTGGCTATGTGTCGGAACAGATCATTCAGGAAACCTTTGGAAAGGAACTCAAAGAAGATGAAATTTTCCATAGTGGAGACTTCAGAGCAGCTACCAATCTGTTATACAGCTGGTGTTCTGAAGCGACGGCAGGCTACATATGTGATGAGATGAATCTCACGACATATGATAGGAAGCTATTCGCTCAGAATCTAGTTGGAAACATAATTGAAATCAACGGCGAATTCTTTGTACAGACTCAGGGACAACTTATGGGATCAATTACTTCCTTCCCGGTACTATGCATAGTCAATGCGACTATGAGTAGATGGGGAATGGAAATAGCTGAAAACAAAGTCATGCGACTGGATCAGTGCAGATTACTCGTAAACGGAGATGATGAAGCTGCTAAGACGAACTACCAATATCCTTCAATATGGGAGAAGATCATTGCAATCGCAGGCATGGAGTCATCTGTTGGTAAGACATTCGTCTCACGACGATTTGTACAAATCAACAGTACCAACTTCATGTTTGGAGAGCATAATGAGGAAGAATGGTGGAGAGATGTGAATGGAGAACCTTTCAAGTCACAAAAGAAATACAAAGAAGTGAAATATGTCAACATAGGACTGCTATACGGAATGAAAAGAAGTGAAGGACACAGCGGTATGAGAGATCTCGACGATCAATACGGCTCAATCGGAAGCAAGGCAAGAGAGTTAATCAGAGGATGTCCAGCAGATTTGCAGGGGAAGTGCTTGCAATTATTTCTCAGAGAGAATCATGATATGTTAGAGTCAACTCATCTACCCTGGTATATACCAGAGTGGTTGGGAGGACTCGGACTACCTGAAGTCAATGAGCATAAAGCAAGTAAACTAGACCGGCGAATCGCGCAGACAATTCTGAGAGAACATCAAATGCCAATTCAACTGCGCAATGCTCAGCCTTGGAAGCTGAGACAAAGAGCAGAAGAATCGCTACCGAAGCCCCTGTATTACGCGAAGAAATGTGCGGAGACAGAGCTCTTCGATAGAATTGTCAATGATGCAGTTGTGAACCTATTGTTCAACAGCGACATAACAATTGACGATATCTATGATGACGTTGATGAAGGGAATGTGAAATGGGCAGTGAGACATAATTCGAGACTGTATGAGCCAAGAAGATGGAAAACAAAAATGAACAAAGAAATAAAAGATGAAAACCTTGAGCTAAAACCACTCTACAAAGGTTACCCTCTGGAAAGTAGCCTAAAGGAAGAGCGCATCGAGCAAACCGGGCCATGGCAAGAATCTATTTTAGATTAGTTGGTGATGAAGGAGAGTCTATGACTCTACGAATTCAGC